AATGGTCACGCCAAACTGCGGCACGTTGGGCAGTGCGATCAGGTTGATGTATGCGTCATCTTTGATTTCAGGCATTGATGCCATGTCGGTGAAGTAGTCCACCTCAGTCGGTGCGTCGATTCCGTACAGCGCAAAGGTTGCCAGAGGCTTGACTAGCACCAGCGCGAACAGGCCCACATCACCAATGCCGCCAATGGTCACAGACTCCACCGACCGCACTCCCGTGTCGCCCAGCTGCAAGGACAGGAATGGGCCGCTGTTCACGTAGGCTGCACCGGCCCGCATAGAGTGCAGGATGGTGCCGTTCACGAACTGCGTGGACATGGTGGCTGGCTGCGTAATGCGCCCAGCCACACCATCGCTGTTGGTGTAATTCACCGTGAAGGTCTGCCCGCCCGTGTGTCCTGCAACTGTCACGGGCATGAGCATCACGCCTTTTCCGTCCGCGTAGCGGGTGGGGCTTTGGGTGTTGTCCAAGAATTGCTCGCCCGTTACAGACTCGTCAATGAATGGGTAGAAGCCAATGTAGTCTGCAACGATGCAGGAAAGTGGTGCTGCGGTTGCTGTTGGTGTCAGTGCCATCAACTTGCGCAGGAACTTCTTTTGGCCCAGTGCGTTGACGTTGCCGCCATGCCGCAGACCACCATCGGTGGATTGCTTCAGCGGGGTGAACGCGCCAACTGCCCCGATGTAATAGTTCGGCGCAGGGTTTCCCGGCGACATGGACAGGTCGAACCAGACACCAGCGCCCGTAGTCTGCGTGGGCTGCTTGCGAAAACTCGCGTACAGGTACTGGCCCGCATCTTGGGCCCCCACCATTTCGCGGGCATTCCGAAAGCCAGCCATTAGTCAGCCGTTACGTTGAGTTGCCCAGCCGCTGCCTGCGGTTGGATGCCGTTGGAAATGCTCAGAGTAGAAGCCAGTGCGCCGGATAGCATGTAGGCCGTGGCACCCGACGCGGACGATACCCATGCGAAGTGCGTGGCATCGTTCGTGCCGCCCGTGCACTGCGGCCACTGCACCAGTGCTGCGTTACTGAAGGTCGAGCCGCCATCCGTCCATGCGGTGGCCTTAGTCTGCGCCACGCGGGCATAGCCGGTATAGGTGCACTCAGCGGCCAGCGAACCAGTCTCGCCCGGGTCTGCAGTGAACAGTGCCCAGTAGCCGGTGGCCGAAGCACGCCATGCGGGGTCTGTGCCTTGGCAGATCAGCTTCAAAATGTCGTTTTCGGTGGTGTTGCTTGCGCTCATTGCTTACTCCTGGTGTTCGGTGACGGTGCGGGTGATCTCGTCGTTGGCGTCACGCTCAACGGTCTGCACCGACTTCTTAGGAAATGCGTTGTTCACCACCACGTTTGATGGCTGGACTTGGTTGATGACGGTCACTGGCGTCGGGTCTGCGGCCTTCAACTCAGGCATGATCGCTTCGACGTTGACAGTCGTTTCAGGCACCGTGATTTCGTTACGCACTTCCACGTTTGGCGCGGCTGGCGCGGCGTTGTGGACATGGGTTTCCGACTTCACATCGGGCGTGGTGACGTAGTTGTTGATTACTGGCTGTAGGGCTGGCACTTGGCGAGACTCCAGTGCGGCCAATTTGCGCTCCAGCATTTCGATCTGCTTGGCCTTGGCATCGTCTTCGGTGTCCTTTGGCGCTTCAGCGCCCGGTTCGTTGCCCTGCACCATGTTCATTGGTTTCAGGTAGTCATCCCCGCCTGGGCGCGGATCCCAGCCTTCATCGTCCCGATATTCGTTCGGGCTCATGAGGCCCATTTCAATCATGGTGCGGGCGTACACGGCGCGGTCCTTAATGGAACCGGCGCGCATGTAGCGGGTGTCGAACTCGCCGAACAATGGTCCGGCGCCGTCCAACAACATTTCGTCAATCCGCTGCGTCCATGCGCGGTGCCAGGGCGCCAGGCAGTGGATCAGGTGGGCAGCAAAGAATGCTTCGGAGCTGGCAAAGGTGCTGGTCTTGTCGGAGTGCCCAACCATGATCGGGAACACCCCATAGCCGCGGCAGATTTCCTCAATCTGTAGGCGGCGCGTCTCAACGTGCTGCGCATCAACCCCAGTTTGTGACGTGGGAAGCCACTTCGCGTTACGGTCCAGCACCAGCGGATCGCCTGCGCGGCTGGGGCCGGTCTTTTCCTTGATCCAGGCGCTCAGGCGCTTGTGCTGTTCCTCGTTCAGAGTGGCGTCAACGCTGTAGGTGCCACTGGGGCGCAGGCCATTGGCGTGCATCGCTGCCTGGCTGCGCTCTGTGGCCATGGCGAGGCCAATAGCCGACCGGGCCAGGGACACGGCATTCATGCTGCCGACCCAATCCCATTGCACGCCGTTCAGGACGAACACATCCTCGGGCGAAAACTCGCCGATCAGGCCGAATTCGTCCCAGCAGCGATAGCGGATTTCGTAGCGGGACACCTTGCGCACGTCCCAGTTGCCAGGCATCACCGGGATCAGCTCGCGCACGCGGCGATTGTCGCCGCGCACTTTGATGGACAAGCCCGCGCCGGTGAGGGCGGCGTGAATGGTCATCTGGCGGCGCCACTCAAAGCTGGTCTGCCACTCGTTCGGGCGGCGGGACAGCAGCCTGTACTCGGGAATGTTGGTGGCCTTCTGGCGCGTGCCGTCCTGCTGCTCGCGGAAGACGTTCAGGTCGGGCGTGGCGCAGCCATCGGCAATCACCTTGACGCACGCCAGCACGGTGGCCACCTGCAGCGCGGTCTTGTCCGTGACGGCGACTCCGGCGACAACGCCGCCGCCCACGCCGTCGATCAGGCTTGCCACCTGGTCGTAGGTGAGCTGGGCAGCTTTGCGGCCCAAGAGTCGGTCAAGGAGTTTCAAGACGTTGCTTCCCAGAAGGATTTCTCTGTAGAGAGGGTTGTGTTGATCAGGCCAGCGGCCATCACAGCGGCCACGGCCAAGTCAATCCGGCCCGTTGCTTTCTCTTTGGACAGCTTGCGGTTTTCCGCGCCGTCCTGCTCAATTACTGCATTGCTCATGCACCAGTCCAGCACCTTGTGGCCTGGGTGTGCAATCTCGCCGTTCAGCAACATGCGCTCGAATGTTTCCAGCGCCGGGCTGAAATCTTTGTAGCCCTGCCCTACCGGCTTCATTTCGGGCAGGCTGATACCGTCGTCCGCAGCCAGTGCCATCAGGTCTTCAATGCGCCAGCGGTCGTACCCTACGGCGATGATCTCGAAGAAGTCGCACATTGCCGACAGCTTTTGCAGAATGACCCGCTTGCTGATAGCCCTGCCCGGCGTGGTGTCGAGATACCCTTCGGCGCGCCACTGGATGTAGGGCACGCGGTCGGTATCGGCCTTGCGCTGTAGTTCCACATCGGGCAACCACGCGAACGGCACCAATAGCCATGGTTCGCCAGCCTCGATAGGCTCGACAAGGAACACCATGCCGGTCAGGTCGGTGGTGCTGGACAAGTCCAGTCCGGCAACCGCACGGCGGCCGCGCAAGTCCTGCCAGTCAAAATCCCGCTGTGCCCCGCGCCACACTTCGCCGCTGATCCATGGGCTCTCGGCGTCCGTCCACTGGCAGAAGTTCAGGCGCCGGACAATGGCCTCCTTGGAGGGCATGCCCTTCGCCTCTACCACCTGCTCCCGGATGTACTTCACGCCGGGTAAGTCCGCGTCCTGCAGGCTGGGGTTCGCCTTCGGCCAGCACGACTCATCAGCGAAAGGGTCATCCTGCTCATCTAGCGAGCAGACGTAAGGGAAAAACGCATCGTCTTCCACCTCGCCCGCCGCAACCTTCGCGCTGTATTCGTGATACGACCAGCACGGCCCCATGCGGTTGTGCCCGGCGTTGGTGATCATGAAGATCATGGCTTGCCTGCGGCTTTTCGTGCCTGCCCGCATCATTTCGACTACGGTATTCGTCTTGTGCTCGTGCAGCTCGTCAATCAGGCCGATGTGGGGCCGTGGGCCGCTTTGCCCATCGTCGCTACTGATTGGCCGGAAGAACGCGCCTTGGGCCATATAGGCAAGGTTCCAGCACCTTTCCCCGGTGCCGCTCTTTTGCAGGCGCTTGGATAGCTCGGGGGATTGATCCACCATCGCAACGGCGTCACGAAAAAGGATCATGGCTTGATCCTTTTTCGTGGCGGCGCTGTAAACCTCTGCGCGTGGCTCGTTGTCTGCCACCAGCCCCTTCATGCCGATACCGGCGGCCAGGGGGGACTTGCCGGAACCCTTCGCGGTTTCGACATAGGCCACGCGAAAGCGCCGGTAGCCGTCCACGCCCCGCCAACCGAACAGGGAACCTACTACGAATTTCTGCCACGGCAGCAGCTCGAAGGGCTTGCCCTCGAAGTCGCCGCCGTTGAGCTTCAGGACGTTGCTGTAAAACCGAAGCGCCTTGTTTGCTTCTTCTACGTTCCACACCAGGCCACGCTTTGCGCCCTCCTTCAAGTCTCGCAAGTGCCGCGCACACTGTCCGCGCACATGCGGGCCAGCCACGCGCAAGCCGTCCACTACCGATTGAGCGTATTCAGTGACTGGATCAGCCCCCGAAGAACTCCTGGAGCGGATCGGCTTTTTCGTCGCCATCGGGTGTTGCGTGTACTTTCGACCTTGCGGCTGGCGTCAGGCCAAACTCGATCAGGTAGCTTTTGAATTGCGCGTCTGCAGCGCGTAGCTGGGTGACAGCAGGATTCCCCTTTATCAAGGTGTCGCCCTGCGCTGTCAATGTTTTGTAGGTGCGCCCGTCTTGCTTAATCAGTTCCCGGCACTCCAGAATGTCGGTGTAGCAGTCGCACAGGCGCTCAAGCGCCGCGCTGTCTGCCTCTGTCAAAACGCCCATGCGATCCAGCAGCACGGTCAACCGGCCCCATGCAACCTTGCCGCTGTCTTCCAAGTGCGCAGGGCACGATGGAATAACGCGCTTTGGCTTCGGCTCTGTCTTATTGATCTTGCGCTTGCCAGCGTTGCCGGAAATTAGCTTTAAGGCAGTAGGTTTAGGTCGTGGACTGGGCATAAACACCCCCCGGAAAAATTAGCCCAGCTTGCGGGTGTGTGCAAAGAGG